ATTCCTGCATATGGCCGTGGCCGACAGCGAAACGCCGGTGAAGCCCTATACCCAGGAAATCCCCACAGAGGCGCGGACAAAATTCCTGGAAGGCATCCAGGCGCAGATGTACCGGGATTTTGGGGCGTTGGATGTGCATACGGTAGCCGCCGGGGCCACCAATGACCATATCGATGCCGCCTACCAGCCCATGGATGAGGAGGCGGATGATTTTGAATATCAGATCATCCAGGCCGTGCAGCAGCTTTTGGCCCTGCAAGGCATCGAGGATGTGCCGCAGTTCAAGCGCAACCGCATCAGCAATCAGTATGAGCAGACGCAGATGGTGATGATGGCGGCTGAAAAGCTGGACGATGAAACCATCCTGAACAAGCTGCCCTTTGTGACGGTTGACGAGGTGAACAAAATCCTTGCGGCGAAGGACGCGGACAGCGACAGCCGATTTGATCAGGATGAACAGCCGGAGGTGTAACGGATGGCTGATGCGGGAACCCGTGCGGCGGATAGGGCGCAAGCCGAAATGGAGCGCAAGATGCGCCGCATTTACCGTCAGGCGCAGCAGGAGATCATAGAGAAGCTGAACGCGCACACCCAGCGCATGTACGCGCTGGACGCGCAGAAACGCGCCGAGCTTGCGGCGGGGAAGATTACGGCCCAGCAGTATAAAAGTTGGCTGCTGGGCCAGCAGTTCACGCAGAAGATGTGGAAGCAGAAGGTGGACAGCGTGGCCACAACGCTGCTGACCGCCAACCAGCAAGCCAATGCCATTGTGGAGGGCGAAAAACGCGCCGTGTTCGGCGAGAACGCCACCTATGCGGCCTACGAGATGGAGCATGGAATGGGACGCGATTTGAGCTTCAGCGTGTATGACAGCGCCACGGTGACGAAGCTGCTCAGGGAAGACCCGGAGCTGCTGCCGCGCCGGGTGGTGAACGGCGAAAAGGACAAGGCGTGGAACCGAAAGAAGATCAGCGCTGCCGTCACGCAGGGCATCATACAGGGCGAAAGCATCCAGCAGATCGCGCAGCGCATTGCGCGGCAGACCGCCAGTAGCAACATGAAAGCCATGACCCGCTATGCCCGCACGGCAATGACCAGCGCACAGAACGCGGGGCGCATCGAGGCCATGCACCATGCGCAGGACATGGGCATCAAGGTACAAAAGAAGTGGCTGGCTACGCTGGACAACCGCACCCGTGACGCGCATGCGCATTTGGACGGGCAGGTGCAGGATGTGGACAAGCCGTTCCAGAGCCAGCTTGGCCCGATCATGTTTCCCGGCGATCCTTCCGCTGATCCGGGGAACGTGTACAACTGCCGGTGTGCGCTGGTGTGGGTGTACCCGGAATATTCAAGCGAAAACGCGAAGCGCAGAGATAACGAAACCGGGAAGCTAATTGAAGCCATGCTTTATTCGGAATGGAAAATATTCAAGCAGCAGCCCAATGATGATCAGGAATGGAATAACGCGCAAAAACAACGTATTGAAAGCATTATAGGGCAGCTTGAAAAGCAGCTTGACGGATGGAATGACAAAACATTTTCAAGCTATGCGGCAAGCTTCAGCGAGTACACAAAGGTTGAAGACAGGATCAATGCGCTATACAAAAAAAGAGCGGAGCTGAAATATCCTGATGATGCCTTGCTTCCTGGCATAAAGCACATTGATAAAAAATTGACGGCACGAGAAAAGCTGGCGCAATGCAATCCTCATTTTAGGGAAGGAAGACAATGGCAGAACAATTGTCAGCGCACCGTTGTTGCGCAGGAATTCATTTATAGAGGGTATGATGTTACAGCTATGCCCTTTGATAAAGATGATGCCATTGGCAACAGCGGCGTTGCATGCTGGAAATTTGATAATGCGAAGTGGTTTCTTGATTCTGGAGTTCGTCTTACTAAACGTTCAGAATTCAAGAAAGCCGTGGAACATGCCTTTGATGAATGGGGCGATGGAGCAAGAGCCATTGTGCGTGTGCAATGGACAAAAGGGAATGGCGGCAATGGGCATTTCTTTACAGTGCGCATGGAAAATGGTACAATAGTTTACGAAGACCCGCAGATCAACGCAAAGCGCGATATTGATGATACCTTAAAGAAATGCACAACAAAAGAAAATGCGTTATGGCTAATGCGCATTGACAACAGAAGCGTAAATGACCTTGTAACGCTTGCAGTGAAAGAAAGGTAGATGCGCTATGGATTATAAAAATATGACAGATGAAGAACTTTGGGCGCTAATAAGGAAAAGGTACGGGGAAGATTGGAAGCCGCAAGATTTGCTGGAAGATGAAGCGCTGGCGCGTGAATTTTCAAATAGAATATCTTGGGGGCAGTAACTCAATATGAATGCGATTTCAACTGATGCACTGATTCAAGAATTCGTTTCCCGTGACGGCGTACAGTACATGGAAGCCAAGAAAGGCCAGCCGCTTCAATTCGATGCGCCGGAGGACTGTTTTTTGCTGGTAGTGCCGCCCGATGCAATGCCGCACAAGGAAACCTTCAAGGAGAAAAAGGAGGCCGTAGAAGCCGAATTTATGGCCTTGCTGATGGAACACGCAAGAAATGGCGAACAACCCGCCGCTGAAATGCTGCTTCAGTTGTTGAAGGGGTGATGTTATGGATGTCAAGCTGATCAGCCACCGGGCAGAGGTAGAAAGCGCCACGCAGCAAGCAACAGACCGGGCGCTGGAGATCATCGGCGGCAAGGCCGAAAGCTATGCCAAGCAGCTATGCGCCGTGGATACCGGCTTGCTGCGAAACAGCATCACCCATGCGCGGGCCGGGCAGACCGCCGCAATAGACAGCTATACGGCGAGCCGGGGCGGAAAAACGGGCGTGTATAACGGCACGGCCCCGGCGGGCGGCGATAACACGGTGTACATAGGCAGCAACGTGGAATACGCGCCGTATGTGGAGCTTGGGACGCACAGGACGGCGGCAAAGCCTTTCCTGCGGCCAGCCGCCGAGAACCACGGAGAAGAATACAAGCAAGTGATCATAAGCGAATACAAAAAGGCGGGCCTGTAAGCCCAAATGTTCAAAAAATCGAATAGTTCAGCCCTTCCAACCGGGAGGGCTTATTTTTTTACGTTTTTGAGGGTGAAATTTTACGTTTCTGTGTTTGGAACCTTCCCGGCGAAGCCGGACAATAAGGGCAGAGGCAAAAAGCAACTTGCCGCACAACAGCGCGAAGCACCGCGCCCGAAGCAACGGAGGAAATATTATGGCATTTACGCGACCTTTGCTGAAATCCCTGGGCCTTACCGAAGAACAGGTACAGGCAGTCATCGAAGCCCATTTGGACGTTGTAAACCCGCTGAAAGCTGAACGCGATCAGTTCAAGGCCGATGCCGATCAGTTGGCGCAGGTAACGCAGAAGCGGGATGAGCTGCAAGCCATCGTCAATAAGGGCGATTACGAAAAAGAACACCAGGCCTTTGAGGAGTACAAGGCCCAGGTGGCCCGCGAAGCGGAACAGGCCAAAGTACAGGCCGCGTATCGCAAACTGCTGACCGAGGAAAAGATCAGCGAAAAGCGGCTGGACGCCATCTGCAAGGTGACCGATTTTTCCGGCATGAAGCTGGATAAAGACGGCAATTTGCAGGGCGCGGATCAGCTGCGCCAAGCCATCAAGAACGATTGGGCGGAATTTGTCACCGAAACCCGCGAGCGCGGGGCCGTGGTGGAAACGCCGCCCGTAACCGGCGGAAAGGTGATGACCCGGGAGGAAATTTTTGCCAAGGATGAAAACGGCAAATACAAGCTATCCACCGAGCAGCGCCAGAAAGCCATCGCGGAAAACCCGCAAGCATTCCGATGAAAGGAGAAAATGAAAAATGCCTGCTACTAATGTTGAAACCCTTTCCAATCCCCGCGATTCCCTGCCCAATGTGTTTACCAGCGTAAACGCCCGGGAGATCGATTTCGTTTCCCGCTTCGGCGATAACTGGGAGGCCCTGCGCAATATCCTGGGCATCATGCGCCCCATCCGCAAGGCCAACGGCTCCAAGCTGGTGAGCTACACCGCCACCGTTGCGCTGGAGAGCGGCGCTGTTGATCCCGGCGAGGTGATCCCCTACAGCAAATCCACCATCGTGGAAGCCGCCAAGGATGATTTGACCATCGAAAAATATGCCAAGGCCGTCACCATCGAGGATGTGAACAAGTACGGCGCTGCCATCGCCATCGAAAAGAGCGATGACGCCTTCCTGACCGCGCTTCAGAAGATCGTCCTCAATAAGTTCTATACCTTCCTGAACACCGGCTCCCTGACCGGCAACGGCGCCACCTGGCAAGACGCGCTGGCCAAGGCACAGGGGCTTGTGCTGAACAAGTTTGCCACCATCCAGAAGGATGTCACCCAGATCGTGGGCTTTGCGAATATCCTGGATGCCTATGACTACCTGGGCGGCGCTCAGATCACCGTGCAGAATGCCTTCGGCCTGAGCTATATCAAGGATTTCATGGGCTATAACACCCTGTTCCTGCTGCCCGCCGCGCAGATCGCCCGCGGTATTGTGATCGCGACCCCCGTGGAGAACATCGACCTGTATTACACCGATCCCGGCGACAGCGATTACGCCCGCCTGGGCCTGAATTACACCGTGCAGGGCGAAACCAACCTGATCGGCTTCCATGCCCAGGGCAATTACAGCACCGCCGTGGGCGAAAGCTACGCCCTGATGGGCATGGCGCTGTGGGCTGAATACCTGGATGGCATCGCCAAGGTGACCGTTTCCGCCAATACGGGGAACACGGGGGCCTAAGCATGAAATACAAAACGCTGGTTTACTGGACGGATTTAATGGACAAAGACCATCCGTACAACCCCGGCGATGAATACCCGCGTGAAGGGCTGAAGCCTACGAAGAAGCGCATTGCGGAATTGTGCGGCGATCAGAACAAGCGCAGGATGCCGCTGATCAAAGCGGAAAAATGAAAGGACGGAAACCATGCTGCAACAGGTGCTTGAATACCTGAACAATCCGTTCACGGAAAACGAGCTGGGCGCTGCCTATCACATTGAAACCGGCACGTTTACCATTGCTGACGGCATGGTTTCCCTGCCTTTTTTGCTGGATGGCCAGCGCTTTGCCATCAGCGGCAGCGTTTTGAATGACGGCGTATACACCTACCATGAAGACGGGATCAAAGATGATGACGATATCGCCGAGGCGGGACTTCGGGCCGAGGTATTCAGCGGCAGCGTTTTGGCGATGGCCGTTCCTCCTGCGGTGATCGCCCTTTCCGAAGAGATCAGATTGTGGGTGGAAAAATACGGCGATACCGTCAACAGCCCATACCAGAGCGAGAACTTTGGCGGGTACAGCTATACGCGGGCCAGCGGAAACGGAACAGGAGGAAATGCCGTTGCCGGTTGGCAGGATGTATTTGGAAGCCGTCTGAAACGATGGAGGAAGATATGCTGATCGATGCTTTCAAAACCGATTGCGTCCTGATGGACAAGCACAGCGTGCCGGACGGCATAGGCGGGTTTACCTATGAGTGGACGGAGGGGGCGCAGTTCAGCGCGGCCATCGTCAAGGATAACACGCTGCAAGCGCGGGTGGCGGAAAAGGAGGGCGTGACGGAGCTGTATACCGTTACGATCAACAAGGATTTGCCGCTGGGTTATCATGACGCTTTCAAGCGTATTTCCGATGGGGCCATTTTCCGGGTGACCAGCAACGTGACGGACAGCAAAACGCCCAGCGTTGCCAGTTTCCAGTTTGGACAGGTGACAGCCGAAAGGTGGGAGCTGTCGTGATCAGCACCGCAACGGCCCTGTATGGCTTTTTGAGCGGCTTTGGCATCCCGGCCTATAACAGCAACACGGTGCCGGATGAAGCGGCGCTGGCGTACCTGACATACCCGCTGACGGAGCCGGAATGGAACACGCCCGGAACGTTTTATGTGACGGTGTATTACCGCAACCAGACGAGCAATCTTGCGGCCATCCAAAAGGCGGACGAGATCGTTGCAGCCATTGGCGAAGGGATCAGGATACCGTGCGAGGGCGGATACATCGTGCTGAACCCGCAAAGCCCAATTATCCAGGCATTGCCGCCGGACGGGGATGTGCGGGCCGCATATATCAATTTGCAAATCAATGCTTATCACATGCCCGGTATGTAAGGGCTGAAAGGAGAAAAACATGGCTATTGCTGGCATGACTACGCCGCTTCGGCAGAATACCTTCAAAAAGTTGATCCTGAACGCTGGCGCTTTCGTTATGGGCTTTGACCCCAGCGAATACACCACCGCTGCCGCGCTCAAGACCGCCCTTGCTACCGCGCTGGCGGATGACACGAAGCGGCTGGGCGCGACCCGTGGCGGCGGCGAGTTCCATGTGGCCCGCGAGATGCGGCAGGTGGAAGCCGATGGCGGGCGTTACCGCTTTGTGGGCGACACCTTTGTGGACAGCGCGGACGCTTACCTGAGCACTACGCTGCTGGAAACCGGCAACCCGAAGGTGATGGAAGCCGCGATGGGTACTGCCGAGGTGACCACCACGGGCGCGAAGACGTTGATGAAGATGCGCAGCCGCATTCAGGATGAAGACTACATCGGCGATCTGTGCTGGGTGGGCGATGTGGCGGACGGCGGATTCTGCGTGATCCATCTGGCCAACGCCTTCAACACCACCGACCTGACGCTGACCTTTACCGATAAGGGCGAGGCCACGCTGCCGGTTGAGTTCCATGCGTTCCAGGATGATGTTGAAGATTATGACTACGCGCCGTATGAGGTCATCTTCCTGGATGCCGAAACGGGAGCCACTAGCGGAAACACTGGCGGAAGCACTGGCGGAAGCACTGGCGGCTGATAAAACAACATACAACGGGCGCTTTTGCGCCCATTTTTTGAACAGGAGGAACACATGAAGCTGAAGGAAATGAACACGCTGCAAGCCGCTGACGCGCTGGCGAGGATCGCCGAACCGGCGGCGGAGATCATCGAGGATGTCAAAGTGCTTGATCTGTGGCAAAAGGCCGGGAAGCTGGGCAAGGCGGAACCTGCAAAGCAGGTGGCGTTTATGGTGCGGGAGATTGCGCCGATGCTGCTGAAAGACCACCTGATGGCCACGCTGACGGTGCTATCCATCATGACCGGCAAAACGGTGGAGGAAATCGGCAAGCAGAACATATTTGACACATACAACGATATCAAAAACAGCGTGGATGCCGACCTGATCAGTTTTTTTACGCCGTCAAAGGAACAGACAAAGCACAAAGGGACAAAATAATCGTTTGCCTTTTGCGCTACGGCTGGCACGGCAGGAGGGCGCTGGAAGCCCAAATAAACGAACAGGCGCGGCAGGAGATTTGGCAGGAGTATATGGCCGCGATTGCGCACAGCATCGGCACGATCATGAGCAAATTCGGCGGGGCGGAATACCCCATGCCAACCTTTAATGAGCTGATGCACCCGGAAATGAACAAAGAAGATACCCGGTCAGGCACGGATATCGTAAACGATTTGATGAATCGCCTGAGGGGGGAGGAAGAAATTGGTCAATCTATTTGAACTGGCGGCAAAGATCACGCTGGACAAAAAGGATTTTGACAACGGGCTGAAGGACGGCGAAAGCCGCCTGAGCCGCTTTGGTTCCGGCGTGAACAAGGCGCTGAAAGCCTCCGTTGCCATCAGCGGCGCGGCGGTGGCTGCGGGCGCGGCGGCATTTGCGAAGATCACAAAATCGGCGCTGGATGCCGTGGGCGATCTGGAACAGGGCCTTGGCGGTTCCGAGGCCGTGTTCGGCGATTGGGCTGGTTTCATCAAAGATCAGGCCAACAGCGCGGCAGAAAGCATGGGCCTTTCCGCTACGGAATACCTTGCCACGGCGAATAAAATGGGTTCCCTGCTTCAAGGCGTAGGGTACAGCCAGATGGATGCAGCCGACCTTGCATCTGATGCGATGCAGCGGGCGGCAGATGTAGCTTCTATCATGGGCATTGATGTTTCCGCTGCTATGGAATCCATCACAGGCGCGATGAAGGGCAACTTCACGATGATGGATAACCTCGGCGTGGCTATCAACGATACCACCCTGAAAGCATATGCGGCATCGAAGGGCATGAGCAAGGCGGCAATCGACAACCTGTCCACACAGCAGAAAGTCGGCTTGGCGCTGGAATTGTTCATGGAAAAATCCGAGTATGCTATGGGCAATTACGCAAAGGAAAACGACACGCTGGCTGGCAGCATGACAACGCTCAAGGCCGCGTGGAACAACTTTTTGAGCGGCGCTGGCGGCGAGAACGCCCCGGCTGTGCTCGGAAACGCAATTGACCGCACGGCGGATATCGTTGTAAAGAACATCGGCGAAATCGTCCCGCGCCTGAGCAGCGGCCTTTCAAAGGTTATGAAAACCGTTGGCGGCAAGCTGCCCGGCCTGATGAAAACGCTGATGCCCGGGATTGAAACCGGGGCCACGGCGCTGCTGGATATGCTGGGCGATGCGCTGCCGTACATCATTGAAACCGGCGTCAACCTGATCCCCTCCGTTGTATCCGGCATCGGCAAGCTGTTTGTCAAGGTGGGCCAAAAGGCCCCGGAAATGCTCAAAAGCCTTGGCAACGGGCTGAAGAACGCCGGGAAGCAGATCGGCGGCATGATCTTCGGCATGGACGGCGAGAACGTGAAATGGCCCACATGGGAAGATGTAAAGGGCTATGCCGCAGCCGCATGGGACGGGATCAAGAAGGGCGTTGCTTCTTTAGGCGGACTGATCTTTGGCAACAAGAAAGATGGAACTGTTGACTGGCCTACGTGGAAAGAAGTAGGCGAAGCGGCAAGAGAAGCTTGGGATAAGATTGTTGAAGAAGCAAAAAAACTTACTGGCTTAGTATTTGGTGATGATTCTGGCATTAAAAGCTTTAAGGATTTGCTTGAAAGCATTAAGACAAAATGGGTAGAGGTTCATAATGCTATAAAAGAAAAGGCAATTGACTTTCTTGCTGGGTTTACCGGAAAAAGCCCAGAAGAGATTACGCCTATCCTTGAAGGTATCGGAAGCGCTCTTGAAGCTATTGGCATTGCTATTGCAACCTATACTCTTGGCACAAAACTAACTGAGGTTTTTGGTGCAATAACCGCTTTCTTTAGTAGTGGTTTTACTGTTCAGCATCCCGTTTTGCTTGCAATAAGCGCTCTCGCTGCTGCTGGCGTTTTGATTTACGAAAACTGGGACGGAATATCCGAGTTTTTCTCTAATCTTTGGCAAGGCATAACCGAATGGGCTACCAATGCTTATGATACTGTCAAAAAATGGTGGGAAGAAGATATTGTTACGCCCATAAAGGACAAATGGAACGCAATTGTCACAAAGATTCAGGATGTTGTCGAAGATGTTAAGTTTGCGTGGGGCGTAATTGTTGAATGGTTTACTCAAAATATTATTGAGCCAATAAAAGCTACGTGGGAGAAGATTACAACAAAGGTTAGCGAAATTGTTTCTGCTATTGAATCAACCTTTGAAGCAATCGTAGGCTGGTTTGACGAACATATTATACAGCCCATAAAGGGCGCTTGGGATGCAATAATCAATCCTATCAAGGAATGGCTTGGCATAACAGACACAAAAAATGTCACTGTTAAGGTTACGAAAGAAGAATTTGATGCTGCTGGCAAAAAATATGAAGAAGATTGGGGCGGTGTATTTGGCCCAATTCCTGAATCTTATTTTAATGCTGATGTTGACGGCAGCCACGCGAAGGGCCTTGGCTATGTTCCCTATGACGGCTACCGTTCCATCCTGCACCGTGGTGAAATGGTGTTGAACCGCAGCAGGGCAGACGCATACCGCAACGGACAGGCTGGTTTCGATGTATCG